ATCAACTATTGTTGTGTATCCTGTATCAAATTGAATATTGTCCAATGTAAATACACACTTGACATTAACTGACATATTAATATCATCAGGAGTTAATGTGATAAATTTACCTGTTTTGTATTTTTTATCATTTAAATACCATTGAAAACTTAGATCATTATAATTTTCAGTAACATCTTCATTAGAATTCATAACATGACATGCAATTTTAATACTTTGATTATAACTATTAAGTATAGTTGCACTAGGTACAAGATTAACAGTAATCAATGAAACATCCAAATCATCTATTTTGGATTCTATTTCATTAATCTTTGTTTTGATTTCTTCATTTGATAATGATAACTCACCCATTTTTGTATTTAGATCTTCTTGCTCTTTAGCAACAATATCTAATTTTAATTTTTCTTGGTCCTGAGTTATCTGTAATTTTCTAATTCTTGTTGAATTGGTAATTTTCTTAATAACACGTTCTTCGTTTTTTGTTGGAGTATTTCCATCAACTTCACTTATAGAAAATTCTCCACCTTTATATGTGATAGACAAATCAGTAACCATAAAATTGAATTCATCATTATAATTTACTAAACATCCTGGTAACAAGTTATCTATTGAAATCATTGATATGCTTTTTGTTGAATAAAATGTTAATCCATTTAATTGATCATATAGTTTATCAATCAAATTTTGTTCATCTGTTAAGTATAAATTATTAGAATCTAGAAATATGGTATTACCCGTTGTATCTCCTTTTTCTAATGGATTTAACCCATTTTCATAATAAATTCTAGACACGCAGTACAATTCATTTTTTTCATAGTTTGTTAATGTATCTGTTTTAGCAAACACATCCTTAGTTACTTGAACAAATTCAAGAGAGCTTTTACCACTTGCAAATACATTTGCTCCAAAAAGCTCAGCAATCCATCCTAAGTAGTTTCTAATGACAATGGTGTTATCGTACCAGGAAACCTCTTTTTCTAAGACATACGCAGGAATATTGGTTCTTACAATAGAAAAACCAGTTAGCGTTTCTATTTCATATAACTGGTCTTTAATTGTTACTGGATAAGATAATTGAGTTGCATAAGGAACATCCAATTCATAGTTATCATCATATAGTTTCAAACTCAATGACTTTGTATATTTTTCAGGTTGATCATATACTTTGAAATATCTTACATCGCTATTGTCATTTTCCTGTACTTCCCAATACTTGGTTATATCCAAATCATCAAGGATGCCATCGTAGTTATCGAATTTAAGATTCAACTGCATTGTAGGAACATTCCCGATAAGATATCCCTTTGCAAAGGCAACAGATACTTTATATTCCAATAAACGATGTGTTACATCCAAATCTCCATATTTAATAAGCATTTTCTACACCTCAATCAAAGCAAAAGAAAAAGATTGTGCTTTGAGCCCAACCTTTGTCCTTACATAATTAAATTTCTTATTTCCAGCATACATTTTTTTGGTGCCACGTATTCCATGATCAGGAATATACAGCTCCGCATTGAACTCTGCAGGAGTAACTGCATTTAGAATGCTCATGACATCTACAAATGTCTTTAGATTCCATGTCAATGTCACTTTCAACATATTTGACCTTATTCTGTTACGCCTTAAAACTCCTGTAGCGATAGGTCTAATGCTATCACCATCCAAATCTTGGATTTCAACACTGATATCAGAAGGCGTAGGTAATAATACACCATTCACTTTTATTTTAGCTTCATCGGCCATATTCTACACCTCCTAATTAATAATCGAATACTGGCTTACCAGTTTGCGCTTCATATTCTTTGATATTATCAATCACCATTCTAGTTAAAACTTTACCATTTTCTAAAACTAAATTGATAACATAAGTACCTCCATTACCATTATCAACTTGTGGCAATCTTTCAGAAATCTTTTGAGCAATTAAGTCTAAACCTCTAGTATTTCTTTGTAAAGGGATAACTGCTTCAGTTCCTGCTTCCCCAAAGATTGCAGGAGTTGCTTTTGAAACAACTGCACCTTCAGCCAATTTTGGAATTTTTGAAATATTAAATCCTTTTCCACCGACACCTGGAACCCAATTAGGAATTTTAATTTTATTTAATCCACCAATGAAACTGTTGATTCCACTGATAATTGCATTGATTGGTGCCTTAAAAATATTTGCTAATCCACTGACGATGCTTGAAAAGATTTGTTTAACACCTTCCCATGCTTGTCTCCAGTTTCCAGTAAATACACCTCTAATAAACGTGATAATTCCATTTAGGACACCTTTTATCGTGTTCCAAATAGTTGTAACCGTTGAACAGAATGCATTAAGAGGAACACCTAATAAACCAAATGATTGTGTCCAGTCAGTTGCAAAGATATTTTTAAGAAAGCTTGAGAATCCTTCAAATATTTTTCTAATTCCTTCCCAACAACGCTTTTCATCGCCAGTAAATACTCCAACAAAAAAATCAGTCAATCCTTGGAAGATTTCAATAACATCAGGAATCAATTTGTTGATCAAATCGCCCCATGATTTGAATGTATCGCTGAATGACCCAAGAATAAAGTCAACTAATGGAGAAAGAACATTGTCCCATACCCAATTGATTGCTTTTCCAATTGCTTCAATGCCCGGTTTCCATGTATTCCATACTTCCAAGACACCTTGTAATACTACTGAAAGCACACTTACTAAGAAGTTAGCTAGTGGTGCCAAAACGTTTTTCCATAATGAAAGAGCTATAGTAAAGACTGCTTCTACTGCCTTTACAAAGACTTTTGCTATAAAGGTTGCTAAAGGAACGATAATTGTATTAAACAAATCTAATAAGAAATCAAAAATAGGAACAAGAATATTCTTATAGAAATTATTTAAAATTCCTACAAGTTCTCCTATTGAATCATTTACTAACTGTCTAAAGCTATCACTCGTTTGATATAAATAAACCAATGCGGCAGTAATCGCTGCTACAATTGTTGCAAAGTATGCTGCAGTTCCTGCTGTAACACCCAAGACTGCCTGAAATCCACCTAATATTCCACCGCCCTCAGCCATTCCTGATAAGAATGTAGAAACTACAAGACTTAATAATTGAAATGGATAAGTGACTGCAGCAATAATCGTACCCCAATTCTTGATCACTTCAAAAGTAAGGAATCCAGCAACGATACCTGCAATCAATGAAAGAATGATTGGCTTGTTTTGTACGAGCCATTCCTTGATAGAATTAATTTTCTTCAATACATGGTCGACTGCTTTATCGATACCGCTCGTATCAGGTTCTCCAAAAGCATTGTCCCAATCGATTGGATCTATATCATAGCCTCCACCACCAACGCCTCCACCTGCTCCACTGCCTGAACCACCTGAACCTGATGAATCACTTGCGCTGATTGTATTGATTTCATCAAATGATGCCAATGAGCCTAAGGCCTTTGCTGTTTTCTTAGCTTGACCCTCAGTACCTTTCAATGACTTATTTAAGCCACCAGTTGAAGCTGTAGCTTTTTTAGCTGAATCACCTGCAGCAGTAAATCCAGCACTTGCTTGTTTTGCTCCACTCTTTTTACCAAATAATTTGCCAAAAACACCTGCAATTACATTTGCTAGTGTAATGAGTTTTCCAATAATCATATTTATAACTTGAATGACTGGTGTCAATACAGCAATCAATCCATTACCAATGATTCCTAATAACTGTTTGAACTGTTCTTGCAAGATACGCACTTGGTTGGCCCATGTTCCACTTGTTTTCGCAAAGTCTCCTTGAGCCATTGATAATTGATTCAATACAAAGTTGTATCTTAAAGTTGTCAATTCAGCTTGTGACATGTCACTTACATTCTTGCTGATTCCTTGGCTCAATGCGTAAGATTGCAAGTTAGTTTGTGTCATAACGATTCCTAAATCTTTTAAGGTTTCAGTTTCACCAGTAAATACTGATTTCAATTTGATATCCGCTAACTCTTGTGAAATGTTGTAGAACGATGCAACATCCCCTGAAAGTCCAGCCAAAGAAATAGCCATATCACTCGCTTTGTCAGCACCTAGTCCCATACCTGATGCCATGGCCATGTATGTAGATGCTGTCTTTTTGGCTGAGAGTTCACTCATACCAAATTGTTGAATGGAATTTTGTGCAAACCTCTCGGCTTTCCATGACATATCTCCAAAGGCTGTATCTACTACGTTCTGTACCTCAGTAATATTGGAAGCAACCTCAATCGCTTCTTTTCCTAATTTGTACAAACCAAAACCTGCAGCAACCTTTGCTACCATAGATTTAATTCCACTTACTGCTCTGCTGATTCGACCAGTAGAGCTTTCAATACTGTTAGCTGATGTTTTTGCTTCATTCGTCGCATCTTTCAATGCATTCTTGAATTTGCTTGTTTCAGCTGAGATGATAACTTTTAATTCTTCTAGTGTCTTTTTAATCATCTCCTTTAAATTTTTTATTGTAAGCATTCGCAAATTTCATTCTTCTTGCCTTAAAGTTCTCAAATTCATTTTCTTCTTGTTCAATAAGATGCTGTTTCTTTTCTTCTTCAAATAATCCAGGGTAATAATCCCATAATTCATTGATTTCAATAGCTTTATTTTCTTCACTGAAAATAACTGATATTCCTTTAAGCAGTTGATCAGCAAGAATATGATTGTCGATTGCTATTTGCTTTTGTTTTCTCTTTTCTTTTCTTCGATACGATTCGATATAGTCAGTGATTTCAAGTACCGAAGATTCCCAAAATAAAAATGAACTGATATCACAATCTAAAGCGACTGGATATAGTTCATTTATTAAATCAGATACATATTCAAATTCTATGTTTTCTACATTTGCTCTTTCGCTTCCACTAGTCTCTTGTCCATCGTTTCCGCTTGAGCTTGGGAGAAAAAACCACTTACCTGATAAATTGGCAAGAACACATCCGTCATGAATGTCATTTGAGTTCCGCCCTCTTCACAATATTTATCAAATAATTCGATGACATCATCTTCTTTGATTCCATGTTGGAACTTTTTCATTGCACCATGTGTAATCAATAACATTACTTTCAATGGTGGCAATGAACCATCATCAGCACTAGAAATAATCGTTAATAGGTTAACTCTTAATTTTGATTCTAAGCTGACAATTTCAGAAGTAGTGAGTTTTAATCTGTATTCTTTACCATCAACTTCCCAAATGGTAAAAGGTTTTCTTTTTGGTGCCTCAACGACTTCTGCTTGAACTTCTTCGGTTTCTCCACTTAATACTCCCATTTTTCAGCCTCCTAAACAATTTTTGGATCAGTAATTTTAAATGCACTTGCTAATGCAATATTTAAATCAAATTCAATAACACCATTGACACCGCCACCAGTTCTCTTAAGAGAAATTTGGCCATCGAATTCAGTAGTTGTTCCATCTTTCAATGTTTCTTTGAAAGATAAAGTTTCTCCTGATGCTTCATATGCTCTTAAAATACGATATGGACTGTCAGTTTCAGTATTTTCATATTTGAATTTGTAAGTGATGTCTCCTGGGTCTCCAATTCCCATTTCATACACTTTTTGAGAGGCTTCCAAATCAGTATTATCTACTTTTTCAGGATCCACTCCAATTTCAGGAATTTCTTTCAAGCCTTTTAATTTAGCAAAGCTTGTTACTGACTTACTCTTATATTCTAATGTTGCTCCATTTGCTAACATTTTCTACTCCTCCTTTATTTTGTGTGATAAATAAATTGTTTTTTGCAATCAATGATTGCCTCATATCTCATTTGTTTATGTTTTAACCCACTTGGGTCAGGAACATCCGCACATGTCGTTCTTAAAAACCCTAGAGACGACATGACATCATCTACATCACATGCTGTTTGTGAAGTGCTTTTCATATCCCATATGTCAATTCTAAAGCGAACAAAAGAAAGCTGTTCCTTATCATCCGTAAATTCATACGGCTTATTTTCTTCCTCAACAAATTGAATCGCAGGTGTTTTGCTCCAGTTTTGTGGATAAGCATCACTTACATTTTCAACAATTTGAGACAATCCTTTATAAACGATATCTTTAACATTAATCATTTTTTACATAGCTCCCTTATTTTATTTTTAAATAGCTTTTCAGTATTTTTATTAATGGTATCTTCCTGATCATGCAGCGCTGGATACATAAAAGGCCTTGCCATTTGACCTTTGGTATAGTAGCCAATGACTTCACCATCTTTATAAGCAACCTTGAAACCATACATTTCAGCTTTATCAACTGTCATTGCATCTGCAGGTATCATCCAACCTGTTTGTTTATATTTGGGTGATACTTGAGGAGAAATACCTTGATGATTGGCTTCTCCATTAGGACCAGTTCCAAATTCATAGTAAGGTGCATAAGCTGAATTAGTGTAAACAGTGGCTGTTGCCTTGTTTTCCTTGACTTCATTTTTTACCTTGACTGAACGGGCCAATGCTCCAGTATCGCTAGATATCAGCAGTCTTGCTTGAGATTGAACCATCACACCTGCTTGTTTAACAGCTGTAACTGCAACCTCCTGACATGCTTGATTGTCTAATGCTGAAAGTTTTCTTATGAGATTGCTAAAATCAGTGCTTGTCATACTCTTTCAATCTCAATTGCTTTAAATCGCTTGAAATTTTGAATGCTGATGACTTTATAGCTGATACCCTCATAATTAATCATGTCATGCTCTTTAATTGCTAGAGAACCATAATAATGCATATTCAAGATACCATTTACACGCATACCATATAGTTCAGTTTGAAGTTTTGAAGATGCTGGCCATATAAGAGCTACATCTTCATTTGCTTCATCACTATAGGTTTCAATGACATTGCCCTCATCATCTTTTACAGCACTGTAAGTTTTAATTTGAAACTTCTTGAGACTTCTTTTTTTCATCTTTCAATCTCCTTGCCATAGCTGATAAGCGATAATTGGAAATACCTGAAAGAATTTCATCTTCACTTTGATAACTTTCACTCTCTCCACCCTCGCTATAAGATGCAAGCCCCTCGTTTCCTTGACGATTGTAAAGTGCAATGGCCAATTTCAAAACATAATCATTGAGATCATCAATCAACTCACTTCGATTGGTTTTTGATAATACAGTATTTTGAGATTTTAAAAGAAAAGAAGAAACCAATTCTTCATCAGTTTCTCCTGTTAGTTTTTTAAACTGCTCTTTTAATTTATCCATTTTTCTTTTCTTTGATTACTGCAATCAATTCATCTCTTGTAAGTGAGTCTGTATTTTCAATTCCTAATTCTGTTGCTAATGCTTTTAATTCATCAACTTTCATTTTAGATAACGGCTTATTTTCAGGAGCGTTATCATTTGCTTTTGAAGATGAAATTTCTTTGTAGCCTAAGGCTTCATATTTTGCTAACATTTCATCTTCGATAATTCTTTCAACATTGCTATTGATAATAGTTTTCATCAAAAAGACCTCCTATTACGCAGCATCTTTAATATTTAAATAAATTAATGGTAATGTATTGTCTTTTGTCCAAACATCATGGAAACGTCTATAATCCATTGCCCATGCATCAGCTTTTTGGTTTGTATTAGGATCAAAGATACGCATTTTGTCTTGTTTAGAAACCGCAATCGCACCTGGTTTAGGAATAATCATAAAGTTGATATCTTTTGCAGTTGTACCTTTTGCGTATCCACCTACTTCTTGACCAGATGTTTTTCCATCGTTCATTTTGATAGAAGTATACATACGATTTTGAGGTGTTTCGATGATTGCACATTTATCAATTGCTGGAACTGTTAAATCAATTCCACCGATTGAAATTGTTGCTGTTTGCATTTTTGTTGATAAGAACATTTCTAGTTCTAACATAACATCTCCAGTTGCATGGATGATTAAATCACCGTTATATCCTGCATCTCTGATTTTTTTAATACCAGTTTTCATTTTTCTTAAAATAGTTGATTCTGCAGGAGTATATCCATATTCAATCATTTCTGTTTTGTTAGCTGTAATAACATCTGTTGCAATTTTTGATAATCGATATGCATCGATTTCAGGAACAACATGAACTCTTTGGAATTCTCCCATAACGGTTGAAGCAGTTGCGACAAAATTAGTTTCATCAACATCTACTGCATCCAATGAAAACTTACGTCCACGATCTTGTGTCATTTTTCTTGTTTCATATTCTAATGTTACAGAGCCTTGTGTATATCCATTATCTCTGTCATAATCTCCCAATCCTTGTAAAGACATTTTAGGAATTTTAATTTCAGCACCACCATTATAGATTACATCTCCTGCATTTGCTTCCATCCATCCTGTTAATGCTTCGTGCATAGCTACTTTATCTAATGTTTCTTGAAATAAAGTAGCTGTTGCTAATGTGTTAATTGCCATATTTTATTACCTCCTATTTTCCCATCATTTTTTGATAAACTAATTCCTCATCAGTTAATTTAGCATCTTTAGCTTTTTTCATAGGTTCTCTACCTTTTATTCTTTCTTCCACTGCTCTTTGCACAGCTGTTTGAAAAGCTTTTTCTACTGTTTCGATACTTTTTTTACAAGAATCGGCATCAGTTAAAATAAGGATCTCAGCAAGTTCAGTTGGAATTCCTTTGTCGGCCAATTGTACTTTTGCTTGTGCAGTCAATTCTCTACGTGTAATTGCTGCTTCTCTATCATCTAAATCCTTGATTCTTTTTTCTTCCTGATACTTTTTCTTTTCTTTTTCACTCATTTTTTCTAGTTTTTGAGCTTCTGTTTGCTGTTCTTCCAATTGCTTTTCCCAAGATTTACGTTCTTTCGCAATTCTTCCTTGAACGATTCTATCTAGTTCCTCTTGAGTAAAAGTCTTCGTTTCTTGGCCAGTTTGACCATCATTTCCTTGGCCGTCATTACCTTGGCCATCGTTTCCTTGATCATTATCATTTCCTGAATCATTTCCGGAACCATCATCAGCAAATAATTGAATGTTTAAAGGAAATAAAAATTTTTCTTTCATAAAATCCTCCAGTTAAGGTCCGTAAGACCATCCCATCTTTTAGTGTCATAAGTTTTTGGACATATAAAAAGACAATCAGTAATTGCCTATTTATCAGGTTTAATTTTTTCTTTTACTTCTTCTACTACTTTTGCATCTAATAACTCTTTGATACGTTCTTCATCGTTCACTTCAAAAACTTCTCCAGTTCTTCTTGTGATTCCACATCTAGTATCAACCATGTTATGAATAACTCTTAACTTTGCCATAATATGCCTCCTTTTTAGTAAAATAAAAAGCAACCTCTCAGTTACCCGTTTGAATTTTCTTTTCTATTTGGCGGCGGTACATAACATTTAGTAATTACGTATCTCTCTCGGCCACATATCATACATATCTTTTGCTCTTTTTTTATTAAAAGATGTTTCTTTTTATTGTAGTACTGTTCACTTCTACCAATGTATTCTTGATGAAAGTGAGGTCTTAATCCTTGTGACATAGCATTCCCCTTTCTTAAAAATGAGTAAAATAAAAACCGACTACCTGTCGGCTTAATTAGATTATTTTTTTGCAAAATAAGAGGCTAACTTATTATTTTCATTTTTCATATATTCTTTATATTCATTTGCAACACGTTGCAGTTCAGGGGATAAATCTTCCATGCATGTGGCTGTTATTAATTCATAATTGTAAGCTGTTGGTTTGTTGAATTTAACTTGATAGTCCGTTTTAATAAATTTGCTATTTGCACAATTAATATAATCAAGCAACCCTGCAGCAAATTGGCTCCAACGAGCTTCTTCTAACATTTTTTCTTCATCCATACTTTTTTACTCCTTCACAATTACTTTTCCCCTATTTAATATTAGCACATGTGTTTTTCCTTGAAAACCATTCAACGCAATTGCATCATATCCTTTTATAGAAGCATAGGCACCTAAATTATTTAATAATTCCTCATAATCATTTAACTCTTTAAACTGAGCCATTTTAGCTGGTATACCAGTTTTTTCATATTCAATGAAGAGTTTCTTATAATCAGCAACCTTTGCATCTTCATCAAGATACATCTCCATTATTTTACCAAATTCACCATTTCGAGTATATATTCTTGCAACCTCTACATTTGAATCGGTGTATGTTCCGTAACCATAGATACCTCTACCAGCATAAAATTTTCCGTATTTAAAAGAATCAACCATTTCTTCAACATTTTTATCTGTCGTACCTGATATTCCTCTATATAACAGTTGTCTATCACTAATTTCTTTTTTAAATTCATTTTCAGGTAATACTTGTGGTAAAGCATCATATCCTAATTTACTATTTAAATAATTTGACAAAGAATACCCGCTAGAAGAATCTAATTTGTATTTTCCTGAAGTTATTTCTTTAGCATATTCTTTTGCTTTCTCAACAACAATTTTATTTGATTTTAATTCACTAAATCTATCACTATCATTATACTTCATATCTTGAAATTTAGATAGCGAGGATGGAACATTTTCTTTACCTAGAACATCAATGTATTGATTATATTGTTTTCTATCACTAGATGCATTCTTTGTCTTTTTCATAAAAGAATTAACAGTGTCAACACCATGTTCTTCTTGTTGTCTTTTTAGCCATTGATCATAATTTTCACTGACATCCACAACTTCATCTTTGTTAGTAACAGGATTCCGTTGCCTTTTCTTCATAGCATCAGTAACGCCCTCAATATAAGGAATCATGTGTGAACGACAATTTGGATGAAGAGGTGGAACATTGACACCTACTTTAGCTTTTGCTATTTCTACGATGCTTCTATCATGATGCTGACAAATTTGGGATGTTCTACTGTCATGTACTGCAATAAACATTTCTTTTTCAATGCCAGCATCCTTAAAAGCTTGTTGATCAGCAAATGCTGTCATTGCTGCACTTTCAGTTTGAATAAGTCGTCTTGCCTGGTAAGCACCAACGGCAAACTTATTCATAATCGTATCGGCCATTTCTTTTTCAGTCTTGTTTGTTAAAACACCCATCAGCATTTCATCTTTTAAAGATTCAGCCAGTGCGTTCGTATTATCCCAAATTCTATTGGAATAATTATTACCGCTCCATTTTGACTTTAACATGCTATCTATCAGTTCAGGATCCAACATGTCGAATTGATAAGCAACATTCATATTCTTTTGAAGATTATACACATTTCTATAATAAGCATTAAAAGCACTGTTGATATAACAATCAGTGCTTACATTTTTTTCAACTTTATAAACTTCATTCATCAATTTATCTAACTGACTTTGCATATTTTCAAGTCGTTTGATTCTATATTGATAGGGTGGCGTATCCAATTTCTTTAAAAGCTCTTTTCTTTGTTTGGTCTTTGGATTATTTTCAAGTATTCTTTTTATTTGATTATAATCCCTATCGCTTATCAAAGAATCAAGCATTTCTTTTGCATCGGCATTTGATAAGCCATGACCATCTCTATACTTTTCAAAGATACCATTGATTTTACTTTGAGTGTAAAGACTAGCCTTACTGTAGATATCTGAAACATATTCACTTGCTACTTGTGCATCATTCAAAATAGATGAAAGCTTTTCTTCTTGGCGCTTTTTCCAATATTTCTCATTCTTCATATCATCTTAATTTCTTAATTAGGAATGCTAGAATTTTGTTTATTACCTTTAACATTTGAAGCATCATTTTTTGTATCAGTGTCATTTCCTGTTTCATCATCCTTGTTCTCCTCGTCTTGATTAAAAGGTACATCACTTTGTTGCTTGAACATTTGCTGTTGAAGTTTTACGCTTTCTTCATTTTCTTTTTTGACTTTTTCCATTTCACTTGGAGCATCTTCAATAAAAGGAAGTTGTTCAATCAATGTTTCATTTGATACCTTTCCACTTAAATTGGCAATCATTTGAGCTAACTCATTCAAGTTTTTAGGAAGTTTTCGAGTAAATGTGATTTTTACATTTCCAGGATCTATTACGATTGCTTTTATATTTAAATAATTGCAGAACAATTCAATTCTTCTTTTTAATCCTTTTATGTAATACTTTTCCTTTTCTCCAGTAATCATTTGAAGTCCTAAAAGTTTATATTCCATGGCCACACCTGAACTGTTACCAACGAAATTTTCATCAGTTAAGTTAGGAACATGAGAAAATGTATAGATATCTTCTTTGATTGCTTTTCTTAATACTTCCATCCCTGCTTCATCAAAAACTCTTGAAAGATATTCAGCTCTTGCTTCTGCAGGTAATTCTAGAAGACCATTTTCTTTTAGAATCTTCATTGTTTCACTGACTTCTTCATTGTCATCACCCATCAGCGAACCATAAATAACAAGCAATGATTCAACAAATTGCTCTTTATCATTAACCCTATCGCTCATGAGCTTGTTATAAGCATCAATCAAAGAGATTTGCTGTTCAAAATCGCCAATACAAAGCTTATTGTTTCGATATTCAATGATTGGAACATCTCCAAAAAAGTGCTTAACTGGTTTATCAATAAACCTATGCCTATTTCTATTGTTACATTCTAAAATCATTGTAGTGATGTAATTCTTAGTACATACAGTCGCACGATAGCATTGCTGACTTGTGATTGCATCCTTGTATCGATAATAATAAACACCAAAAAGAAGATTTTGCTCTATCGTATCATCGTATACTAAAAATGTATGGTCAGGTTCAAGATTTCTAACTGCTATTTCAGTTTCACCTTGTTTGATATACACATATTCATAAGCGACACCACAAATACTCATATCGTGTGCATTGTCACTATCGACATCATCCACATCCGCTTTATCAAATGCATCCGTTAGTTTATCAATGCTTTCTTTATTTTGATTATCATAACTTGCATAAGAAATTGGACTGTTCATAAAATAACCAGTTGCTGTATCACTGATATCTTTAGCGTGATTACAAACAACTCTGTTATTTGCTGATGTCTTCAACTTCTTTTGTCTTCTTTTAATATCATGATTAGCTTCATAATATCGCTGATTCTTTTTAATTCTTCCAATCAAATTACGATGTTTGTTGATCAACTCTTCAATTTGAACAAGATTCAACTTTGTTTCATCATAATTTGAACTATCTATTGTGAACGTAAACACGTGGATACCTCCTAATTTTCATATCTAGCACGGTTCTTACCTGCTCGACCTTTTGATTGGATGATGTCTTGTTCACACCCATATCGTGCAGCATCAATCGTGTGGTTATTTTTATCAGGAAACTCTCCTTTAAGATTTCCCTCTTTATCTTTTTCAATCTCATAATCATTAAATTCTCTTGCAGCGTTAGGACAACGAATAGGATCAATAATGATTTCTTCTAAATCCTGCATCCACTTTATCCCGTTTTCTACACTGTCAGGTCCTTTCTTTGCTCCAGTTACCTTTAATCCAAGCAACTTGAATTCGTTTATCGTACGTGGTTCTGCACTGTCACACGTTACTAATTTATTCAATGGGTTAAGCTTTTTAATTTTCGCAACTGCTTTTGCATTGGATAAACGTGTACCATATACTTCCCCAAAAATAAAAAGACGTCTTCTCGTCTTGTCATAATGCATCTTAAGATATGCTAATGGATCACCAGCGTAACCAAAGTCCAAACCATTCTTTAATCTATCAAATGTTTGGATTTCTTCATTTGTAATTTCTCTTATTGTAAGATTGGTAAATACTTCTCCACCTGTACCAGTTACTTCGCCTAAATAATCATGCTTGTATTTTTCAGGCTTTGTCTTTTTCATGTGTTCAGCTTCAATAAGAAATTGCTCTCCAAGCCATTTTTTCGGTGCTTGAAGATAAGTTGTATGAGAGACAAAAGAATCATCTCTTTTAACTAGAACTTCTTTATTTACCCAACTTCTTTGTGATTCAGGTGGGTTAAACGAATAAAAGACACAATATTCAGGACCACCACGAAGCAACGACTGATTGATATTCGTTATCTTGTCATAACTTTCAAATTCATCGCATTCTTCATACCAAACATATTTAATATAGCCAATAAATACCTTAGTTGATTTCAACTTTTTAGGGTTATCAGCGCCTTTAAATATGATGACTTGTCCAGTTGGCTTATATGTCATTTGCAGCTTTGAATCAGGAATTTCCCAATCATTTTCAGCTTTCAACATATAAATGGCCCATTTGATTTGCTCGTAAACTGAACCTCTCAAAGTATCTTTTACACGTCTGATTACAACTGCATTGCTCATTAATCCTTTTTTTGCATCCCTCATGATACCTAAAGGAATTTCAGTTCCAATACACGATGATTTCAATGATCCACGGCCACCCTTTAACCAGTAGTGGGTGAAATCATTATTTTTGATATGTTTATGAACATCATAAAAAGCTGGACCAATGATTGATTTTAAATTGACTTTATTCGATATCATCTATAATCACTGTTTGACCATTAGAAGTAATATCTACACTTTCTTTAAACATGCCAAAACGTTTACCTAAAAGTTCAGCAGCTTTCAATCTTTCTCTTTCATCAGGCTTTTTAGTTATGACTTCTTGCATACCATCACCGCACATCGCTAGAGTACTAGCTTCACTTGTTCCACGCATAACTGATGTGAGATATTCCATGACTTCTTGAATATCTGCAGTCTTTTCATTATGAATTTCTTCAAGTCGCTTGTTGATGTATTCAGCGATATCTTCTTTTTTTAAAAGATTACTTGCTCTAGTTGCAGCTGTTCTATCCGTTTTGCTCTTATATACTGTTCTGTAGGCTCGTGTGCCATTTAGATCAATTAAATATTCATCACAGAACAGCTTTTGCTTTTCTGTCATATGACACACCTCCTTTATTTTTTTAGTGGTTGCAGGACCAGGAATCGAACCTGGAATACAAGCTAAAGAGACTTGCGTTATACCTTTTTACTACCCTGCTATATTAAATAAAGAAAAAAAGCAACCGAAGTTGCTCTTATTGAATTTCGAAAAGGGGTGCTTTTCTTTCTTATGGCTTGACCACATTAATAATATAACACATTTTTTCTAGTATTTAGTCTTGAATTAGTCCAGCATCCGTTTTTTGCACCGATTCAAGGGCTAGAACAGTGTCTAAAATATTAAAGGATTGATTTATTACCTCATAAAATTTTGCTCTTGAGAAGCCTTGCTTTAGAGCTTCTTGTTCACGCATACCACTTTCTCCCTTTCCTGGATTATTTGCATAAATGATGATGGCCTTTCTTTGCTCTTGATTAAGTAAGGTCGCTATACAATTTTCCAATCTTTCAATAACAACCTTATATGCACGAATATAATCATCGTAAATATCAGTGTTTTCTAAGATTTTATTATATCTTTGAATAACACTCATGTGATTTGTTCCTGGCATTTCTTTAGAATAAGTAATTGCTTTTCTATCATCTTTTAGTTGATCACGTGTTTCTTCTAAAAGCCTTTTTGTATCTTTCCAACGTTTCCAGTTAATAACTTGATACTTTGATTCTTGCATCTCTATTCCTCATAATTTGCTAATTATTCCTTATGTAAATAATCTTAACATTTCTTAACGTTTTTTTCTATTTTTCTTTGTATAATAATTTTTTATACATGACAATAGCATCTTTCAATGTCATGTCATATGGCACATATTGAAAGTATCCTCTTTCTTTCATGCCAAGCAAAAGAGGGACTTCATCAAAATGATTATCAAGCCCACTAGTTAACTCTTCTAATTCTTGCAATAAGTCCAATTCAAACTTTGTCATTGTTTTATCCTTTCTCATTCACTTGATTTGATATCTATAATTCCATTTTCAATAACTTCTTTTGCTGGAAAGAATTGAATATCATAAGCATAAGGATTTTCTTTTTTAGCTTCCGTTTGAATACAAGTGTATGTAACATCGTTTGATAGATGTGCATAAAATAATTTGTATTTTCCTTTTCCAGTCTTAATAGTTACGTTTAAATCTCCATCTTCATCACTATCAAGGGAAATCTTTCCCTCAACGGTAAATAAAGGATCATTTGTTCTTGTATTAAGAGCAACGACTTTTCTTGTAATTTTAAAGTTGTTGGCATCTTTTCTAATATTATGATTAACTCTAGATGCTTTTGAACACCCGGTTAAAACAAAAATGCTTGCTAATATGATTAATACTTTTTTCATTTACTTGTTCTCCTTCTTTGGAATGTGATTTCTTTCTTGATAAATTTCTACTTCTTCTTCAACTGACTTTAATAAATTCTTTTCTCTTACTAGATCCTTTTCACTTGCTTCTGGTCTAGTGATATAGTATTGCAATGCGTGTTTTACTGTTTGCAACTTTCTATAGTACGTTCCCATTTTCATACCTCCTATTTGAAATAATGTAAGTCATAATATCCAATATTTGTATTTTGACTGAATTGAATGTTGATGATATTTGCTGCAGATATGTTGTTTTTATCAATAAATTCTTCTAATTCAAAAAAAGAATCAAATGTTTTATGCTCTAATTTTGTTTCTTTAACATTTTCATACATCTTTTCGTTGGCGATTTTTTCTTGTTCTTTACCACATCGCCTTAAAATATCATTAAAAATAACTAATTTAGATATTTGAATGACTTTTGTTATTTTTTTAATCACTGAACCATTCACTCCAATCAACCGATTGTCCACAGTATGGGCAATAAGGATATCTATATTGATTAAAAAAAGAAGATTTTGGCATACTTTTATTGCAGTTTGGGCAAAAGAACAGCCTCTCTCCATTGTATCCTTTATCATAGATAATCTTTTTAGGCGATACTTTCTCCGCTAAACTTTTTAATGTGTTTTTATCTGTTGAAAGATAATCACAAATAGCATTAATATCCTCATACTTAATGTGTTTAATTGCATTACCATTAGGTGTTGATTTCATGCTTTGTAACATAGATATTAATTGGCCTCTTGTTTTAGTCATTCTCTACACCCCAATCAATGGCTTGTCCACATTTTGTACAATAATTTTGTTTGTCTACTAAAACCGAGCCACAAGTCGGACACTTTCCAAAAGTTATATCTATATTTAACGTTGGAATATTAGCAGTTGATTTTTTAGTTGGTTTCTTAGGTAATTTTGTTTCTAAGATGTTTCTAAGAGCTTTAAAATCAATGCTACCTAACACATGCATAAATGTTTTATTAAAATCAACTAATTCTTGTAATGTATTTGCAAAATTATTTATATTTTCTAAATGCTTAGGGCTATAGGCGTCCCTATCTTTTTTAGCCCATGTTCTCAACAAATTCAATGCATCTTGGTATTTATTCATCTAACCACCTCATTTGCCTATAATTCTTTTCTTTTCTAGGTTTGTATCTCTTGTTTTCGTTAAGTACATCGATTTCATTAAATTCAAAATCCTTACATTTGTTGACTCGCTTAATCGCATCATCATTCATTACCTTGCTTTTTACCGAGCAATAAGCACAATCACCATAAGAGCAGTTAGAACAATACCTACAATATTGCTTCATTTTGTCACCTCATTTTTCTATGAAATGTTACGTTTAACCTAGATATATTCATTTCGTTTAACCTAGAATTAAACGTAACTAACTAAATCTCTCAAACCCTATATGTAGCAATGGATTAGAGAGATTTTTACTTTTAAAAACTTCTTGAATTTTTTTAGTACTATTTTTTAGAAATTTACAAAGATTAATAATGTTGGTATTGGACAATAATCTTCTTCAAAATCAATATCATAATTTTCAATTTCTAAATCAAGAATTTCTTTAGAAACTGCCTCATAAAATCCAGGATTGAATTCTGCTATTTTTTCATATTCATTAGCGTTTTCATTACAGCTTTTCCATACTGTTACTTTTTCTAAAAGCCCGTTCTTTCTTCTAAAACTTAATAATTCTTTTACTGTCATTTCTTTATTCCTCCTTTTCTTCTAATCTATCTATTTCATCTGCATCAATGATTGTTATTGAATGCGGTCTTTTCTTAGCAGCGGGTGTCAGTTTCCACCTAAAACTGTCAGTTGTTATTCCTAAATAACTAGAACATTGTTGAACATCACCAACAAATAAAACCTCGTCCGTCTTTTCTTTATACAGTACATACTGCTTTTTATTTGATTCCTTTAACACAATTTCACCATCAAGTCTTGCTAATCTTTCAGACAAAGATTTATTTTTTTGGTATAATCTTTTATTTTGAAATCTTAACCTTTGATTTTCTTTGATGAGGGGCAAGTATATGTTCTCGCCCCAACTGAGTAAAGCATCTCTTAATTGATCACATAGGCTTATATCTTCTTGATTCATATCATCTAGTTTTTTGGCTTCTAAATCCATATTTTCACCCCTAAACTGTATAAGTTAACGCTGAATTATCTATCATTCTTCTAGTACACCATTCATTGATAAAAGACATCTGTTCACTTGTTGGTTCTGCATTGTCTTTTCTTCTTGCTTGCAGCAACACTTTATCAACGGGATCTATTTCTATTGTCACTAAGGATTTTTCTTTTTCACTTTGTTCCCTTAAAAAGAAAACTGCTGATTTATGATGTGCTATCTTAGGAATGTAATTTCTAACACAATGATTCATTTGATTAGATTCATCTTTTAATTCATCTATTGTCTTTGCACATCTTATTAAATATCTTTTATTTTCTAAATTATAAGGTCTTAACATTTCTTCAAATTCAGCAATATCATTTTCATATGCTTCATCATTTAAAATTTTAAGATTCTTTGACATCTTGTCATGTTCAGTTTTTAAATCTTTAGGAAACAGTCTATTTTTATCAAGACTTATCCCTAATCTTTGAATAAAATCAACATAATCAAGCCAAAAACTGAAATCTTGGCCTTGTTTTTTTAAATAATTCACTACTTTTCTATCACTGGCATATATATTTTGTCTTTTTCGATATCTAACAGTTAAAGCATCTTTTGCAAATTTATAATCATAGGTATCTAGATCAACCATCATTTGCATTTCAGCACTTCTAGGATTCACTTTAGACCATACCTTGTAATAACGTTTATTTTCTTTTAAAAACTTTCTTACGTTTTCCACATCTCTTATTTTCATGTATCGCATCAAGTCTTTAAAATACTCACGCATCCCCATTTTTAATATGATTTCTATTTCAGGGAACATTTCATAGGTTTCAATATATTGTCTCAAATCCCATATTTTTGAAGCTTCTAAAAGACAAGCATACTTGTATTTGGTCTTGCTGATGTTCTTTTTCTTGCTGGAACCAATTATTTTACCCGTAAGTCTTACATCTTTTGCCCAAGAACTACTACGTTGTGTTACTCTCCACTTGTCTTTAGGATCAAAAATATAATAGATATACCAAAAGTTTACTTTAACATTCTTTTTTACAAATATGTTTCTATCAATGTTGTATCTATATATTTCAAAGACCTCATAGCTAAATGTACGTGTTGCTTTGTCAAACCTTTTCTTGAAGTCAAATGTTCTCATGATCAGCTCATTTCTCTTATTTACGTGCGTAAGTGTCAATAGAGCTTCAAAACATCCCGGATTTGCTGTTTTTCTATGGACTTCTGACTTTATTTTGCAAACAGGACATTTTTTACGCTCACCTATTTTGATTTTCTTATCATGATACTCAGTTTCGCAATTAGTACAGTAATATGTGTTATCATTCAATCTTATTTGAATATTCCAGTCACACCTTTTAGCTTCTTTATTGCCCTCTTTGATTAAATAATCAATCTTTTTATACTCATGAATTGCTATCAGTTCATCTATAATTTGCTTTTTAGTAACTCTCATAAATCAAAAATGCTCATTTGTCCTTCGACGATAGTTGATTTTTTTACTTTTTTCTTGGCTTTTTTGATAGTTTTTGATTCTTTACGTGTATTTTTTAGGATTTTTTTCACTTTTTCTTCACTTTTTGGAATTTTTTCTTCCTGATTAGGTCTTTTTTGTTCCTGATTAACAAAAGAAATTCTCGACATCTCATTCTCGATCTTTTTCATATCAATATCATCTTCATCAAGATAATGCATAACTATTCCATATAGTTCTTCATCAGGACCAGCAACACAAGCCATACGATGATTATTCTTTCCTTTCAAATATTTAACATAAAGTTCGTGACCAACAAAAAGCATCATATCTTCAATGTTCTTATTTTCTTTTTTAAGCAATTCACTGGTATCGCTTCTCGATAAAAGATGATTTTTAATCATTGTAATCATTGGATCATTACTGCTTTGCATCTGCTCTAAGAAATTCATCAATACCACTCCTTATTTTTTTATCAAGAGAATCTCTATATTCTTTTTGGATTCTAACCATTTCATCTTCTGAAATTTCCTCGATAATTCTCATTTTATTTGTAGATGCTCTCGTATTGAGATTGTTATCCGTTGAAATTTGACCAAGAGCTTCTACAATACAATAACGATTACCACAACGCCTTGGATAGTAATCAAACACGCCGAATGGTTCAGTACAAAAATGCATTCCATTTCTAACAGTTTTTGGATCACCATCAACTTCAAAAGTCTTTCCAACCTCAAACTGCATCCCCATTCCTCTTAGTTTGCTGTCGAACCCTTTGTAACCTATGACACTCATTTCTCATACGCCTTCTTTTCACTTTCAATATCTTCCATGGAAACCGTAAAATAAGCCTTATAATAGTTAAAAGTAGCATTTTTATCATATTCAGTCTTGTGCAAGATGATATATTGCTTATTTTTACTTAAAAATACGTCGCAGGGACCGAATTTTTCGATTGATCTAGCGTATGAATCCTTTAAACAATATCTTGAATAGATGGCGATTTTGGACGTTGCTCCAAACTCTCCGGGATTGATACCGCAAATAGAACCACCACTTGTATTTGTACATTCAACAATTGCTCTATAAGTTGTTTCTTTTTCTTCGTTGAAGCCAATAGATGATAATCTGTAACTGTTTCCGGGCAATTTGCAAAGCTCATACTCTTTTTCTTGCTCTAATTCTTCAAAAACCGATACTCCGTTGATAAACCCTTGAATCTTGATACAAATATCATTAGTTTTACAGTGTAATCCAGCATCATTTAGAAATAATGTGCTGTTTCCATCTTTGCCAATCAACGTGAATACACCTTTTACATATTTATAAAGTGGATTTGCTGAAACTATATCCATTTTTTTCTTATCTTTAACCGCTTCTTGCTCCTTTTCCATCTTTCTTCACTCCTTTTCTTCTTGGATATAATGTTAAAACTGCTTTTTGATACAATTCAGAAGATTTAAATAATCTATAGCCGATAAGCTGATAATCCTCGGCATACATTTGATTGTATGTTTCCATCATATCGTCATAATTGATACATGTGAAAGATTCATATTTATACCTTTTGGCCATGATTTTTCACCCCCTGAAACCTATATTTTCATTACGTTTAACCCTATATTAAACGTAACTAACTAAATCTTTTGAAACCTATATATATCAACGGTTTTGAGAGATTTTTCATATTAAAAACTTTGTTGATTTTTTAAACCTCTTTTTTAACGAATTTGAAGTTTATTTTTATCATTAGACAACCTAATATTTTATTGCCGTCTAGCGTATAGGTTGGTGCAACTGACAACACCTCTTTATTTAATAGTTCTTCTTCTATGCCGGTTGCATCTATAGCTTTTATTGTTTGTAATGGTTCTTCATCTTTGCTACGTATGAATAGCATTCCTGATGGTACTAATGTCATTACCAAATCTTTTAGTGTCATTTTTTTCTTCTCCTTTCTTTTAATATTTGATAGCTTCTACTTTTCTTTTTTTCTCTTGCTGAGAAGTATTCGTATAAATAGCTGTTGTTTGAATAGATCCATGACCCATTATCTTTGCAAGTTCAGATAGTGAAGCTTGGCCATTTTGATGCACCCACTGAATGCCGAACATATGTCTAAATGCATGGGGATGGGCTTTTTCTAATGAGATGCCTCTACATTGGCCACAAATTTTCTTGATTCTATTTTCAATAGTCTTTTTAGCCAACATCTTGTTTTTATCCTTAACTCCGGGAAACAAATAGCCTTGTTCAATCTTATTTTCCTTGGCATACTTCAAAAGTTCTCTTCTAAGGTCGTTTCTCAATGGAACTTGTCTTAATTTCCCTTTATTGTAGACTTCTATATAGCCTTTTTTCTCTTGGATGTTTTCAAGAGTAAAGAACTTCAACTCGCTCAATCTTATTCCTGTGTAGCCGAACACTTTCATGATCATGTAGGTGTCTTGCTGTCCGATTTTCTTGGCCATTTTCAACATTCTCTTGAATTCACTCGGCTCTAGCACATTTTCAAGACTTGTCTTTTCTTGTTCTCTAATTGCTTTAAGAGAATAATTGTCTGAGATATGCTTTTTCAGTTTCTTTTTAGAAAAATCATCAACTTCCATCAGTTCAATAAACTTCATAAACTTATTGATAATGACAATGTAATTGTTGATGGTTTTAGTTGCATACTTCTCTTGCATTTTTTTCTTGTATGCTATCATGTCTTTTTTTGTAACTTCTTCATTTTCGATAAAATCAATGAACTTAGTGAGAACCAATTTATACTTGTTATATGTCGATTCAGTCTTTTCATCCATTATTTCTTCATCAATGAACTGTTCCAAATAACTGTTCATCATAGACTTTGTTATCTTGATGTTAATCCTTTTGAATTCCTCCGCCATATCTCTCAAATATTCCTCCTTTCCCTTTCATCTTTGTTTTTGACTCTCATTTGTACGTAGATGTAGTACATGTGATTTGTCTTGTTGTATCTAACCTCATGGGATAGATACTGCTTTGATTTGTAGTTGGAGTTCATAAATTGAGAAATCAATGAAGTATCACTTATCATTTTGCTGATTTTCTTCTTAGAGAACACTGTGTAACTTTTTCTTTCCACCGGTTGTTTCAAGTTTTTTGAAGATTTCCAGCGCTTCTTTCCTTTAGGATCTTTAGAGATATAATTGGCAATTCCTGTCAATCCAAATTCATCCGGTTCAAGTTCTTCTACTTCTGTCCTTGTTCCGTTTTTCCAAAGGTTTTTCATAACCTTTCTATCAATCCCTTTTTCTATCAGTAAATGATGATGCATTCTTATTTTCTTTTTAGGATCATACTCAGTTACATATATCCATTTTGCATTAGGAAGACCTGCTTTCTTTCTTCGGTAGTTGATTCTCCTAATATAATTGCGAACTTCTTTCTCACCTTCTTCAACTGTCGGTGGCAAGTTCTCATTACTGTAAGTTAAATGGATTGCCCAATCATCCAAATCAAAATTTGCGTTGATCAATCTAATGAGCCTCTTTCTAGAATTTTTCTCATTCAAGTTCTTTTGAGCTTTTTTCGATGGTTTTCTAGGAGGTTTATAATTTTCAATATCCTTCTTATTGAATGTTGGGTATATTTCTACTTCAAATTGATTTCCTGATTTAATTGTTTTTGTAGTGTAATGATGATCTATCTTGTTTGTTCTTAGCAGCTCTTCTATGTATTTATCTTTTAGACTGTCTATTGGTGTGTCATAAAAATTCTCATAATCATATTCTATTTCTCTATGTCTTCTTTTCGTTGACATGTTAATATCTATTACAAGCTTGATTAGGACACCCTTCCTACAGCTTTTCTATCGATTACATCTACACATTTTCAAATACATATGCTATAATCAATGTGTCGAGAAAAGTATTGGAAAGGTGTCGTCAATTATTTAATTGATGGCTTCTTTTTTTATGAGAATTTTTCAATAATAAAATCATGCATTTTATCATGATCCTCATTATTCAACGTGTCATTGACAGCCAAAAGAAAATTGACATTTCTAGCTCCAGTATTATAAAGAGCGAATGCGCATTTAGATAGTTCCTCTAAATCTTTATAACCATATTGCTCTACTACATCATCAAATGAAGTACCATCCTCAAATCTGTGTTCTCCATAATTCCAACCGGCAACCATGATTAAATAGTCTTTGAAAACATTCCTATACGTGTATCTTTTTTGTAACGCGTTGATACGATCAACCACATCATCTACACACTTCATATTTCTTTCTCCTTTCAAGTGAAAAAAAATAGGCTATTATTGAAAACATACAAATCTTTCACAAACTCTTCGTCGGTATTAATTTTTTTGGAGGTAATTTAAAATTAAACTTAATGTCAAATAATAGCCTATAGAGCTTATTTATCAGCTCTTAGCAAATATAGAGAAGAACATGGCTAGCAGCAGTTAAAGGAAGTCTCTATATTTGCTAAGAGACAACAAATGGCTATCTCTTAATTTAATATTTTTAAAAGCTTATCTAATATTTCATCTTTTCTTTCTTCATCTTTTTTCTCCATTCTTTCGATTAAAATTTCAGCAAATTCTTTTAAACAAACAGCAGCTGGTCTTAGCATTCTATCTAGTTCTTCGTTAGAGATTTCCAAATCTTCTAGAAGGTCTTTTGTTAATTGGCTACCTTGGACTCTGCACTCAATTCCATCTTCGGATGTTGCTACTAATTCCATAGCAATCAAATGGATATCGGGTAATTCCCCCCCTCGTCTTTTAATTTTTGGATTATTGCATCTAATAACTCATTCATATTTAATTTCTCCTTTTCAAATAAACTTCTGTAACCTGTTTTTCCATCTTTGGACTTTCTACGAACACGTCTATCTTTCTGCCTTTGATAGCTCCTCCACAATCCTGTGCAACGTACTCATTCCCATTGATTAGGATAATTGAGCCGTAGGGTATGATTGATGGGTCTACAGCTATCGTCTTTCCTTCCTCAGCAATAGCTCCTGTAGACGTCAAATTTCCGTATTGGTCTTCACCGGGCCAGTAGAATGTGATGATAAACTGGCCAAGCGCTTTTCACTTGCTTAATTCTTCGACCTGTTTTTGAAGCTGGTCTCTTTCGACCTGCACACATTCGTACTTTGCTTGGATGGATGTATTTTCTTGAATGGTGCTTTGAGCTTCATTCAATTCTTCTTTGTAAAGCGCCATCTGCCTACTTTGTTCCTCATAAGCGGCTTGTGTAGCTCTTGATTGTGCATATCCTGCACCACCAAAAATTAGAGAAGCAACGAACAATGCTGAAAGCACTATTTGCCCGTTTCGCGTTAGTTTAACTGTTTTCATATTGCAATTCCTCCTGAAATTTCTTATAATGTCTATGGACTATGTTTTTGGCTGATGTGTTTTGCACATCGGCTTTTTCTTTATAGATAACAATTGCGTACTCTTCACATTGCAAATGACCTTCGCCAACTGTTTTTGTGAAGAGTTTTGCTTTAAGCCCTGTGCCTGTAAATAATCGGTTCATTTCATCAATCTTCTTTTCGGCAAGTTCTTTCATGCTGAACCAATCAATTTTGACTCTTTCCATGATATTTCATCATCCTTTCTCTATTGCGAGCGTTGGCTATCTTAAGCCACATTTGTTCATGCCAATCCTTGCTCCTTTTTAAAATTACACATGCAATAATCAATACAAAATTGATTAAAACTGAAATTGCTAGAATGTATTCCAACATAACTATCCCTCCTTTCTTTTGATTACGAGTTCCCAATCAGTGAATTTGTGACCGCTCATGCTTTCAACTTCTGTTCCATGAACTTCAAAATCTATTCTTTAAACACCTTCAGGACCAATTAACAATTTGAAATTTTTAATGATCCTTTCAATTGATTCTTTAGATGAAACTGGAAATCTTACTTCTAGTGGTTCCTTCATGGCTATATCTCCTTTCTTACTTACTAAGTACCAAGGAACCAATCTCTAACTAAAATGAAAAACCTGCTTTTTTGTTGTGATTTAAATGCAAATGATATAATTTTATAATTTAAGGAATCGATAAAAAATGAAGAGATTGATTCCTGGGTAGTCAGTAATTACTTAATTGTTTTTTTACATATTTCTTCTCTTTCTTTATAATTAAGTTATCAATACTTTTTATTATTGAAATTCAATTAGAAAGCGAGGTGAAATATATGGCAAATGATTTTTTATGTCCCTACTGCAATCATGCTGCTGCGCTCAATGATTCGACTTATCTAAAAGTTAAGTCCTCATTCGAATCACCTTATCATGGTTATAATCCACCTAAGGACAGCGAAGTTACACTTGGCATTTTTAAATGTCCACACTGCTCTGGTTATTCCATTAACGCTCAAGGAACTGGTCCTAAAGTAAAAACCGATGTAGTTCATATAAAACCTATTTCTTTAGCAAAACAGTTTCCTGATTACATTCCAAAAGCTATAAGACAAGATTATGAAGAAGCTTACGCTATTGTTAATTTAAGTCCTAAAGCATCAGCGACCTTATCAAGACGTTGCTTGCAAGGAATGATTAGAGATTTTTGGAAAATCAAGCCATCCACACTATTTAAAGAAATTGATCAACTTGAACATAAAATCCCAGCAATGCAATGGAAAGTTCTTGATGGAATAAGAAGAGTCGGTAATATTGGTGCCCATATGGAAAAAGATATAAATGTAATAGTTGATATTGATCCAGGTGAAGCAGAAAAACTTCTTAAAGTAATCGAAAAACTTATAAACGATTGGTATGTAGAACGATACGAAACCGAATTGCTTTATGGTGATATAATTGCTATATCTGCTGAAAAAACCAAAGCTAAGAAAGAGTAATTAAATTTGCTCTTTTTCTTTTCGAGGATCTTTATCAAATAGAAAATGATAGTTCCCCTCTCTATCTTTTTCGTAGTAAAGCTCTACAAGTCTACACACATCTTCTTTAGTTCCTTTGCCTCTTAAAACAGTTACAACTAACAATGTTCTTTCCTCAACATTGTCTACTCTTTCACATTTT